GTTCCTGATGGTCAAGGTGCTGTTGAAGATCTTGGTGGCCCTACACCTGAGAACTCGAAGCCTGATGACAACAGTAACATGCTTAAGACACCAACTGGTACTATTAAGCAAGTTAAAGACGTGATCACTAAAAACGCTGGGAAAGCTGATCCAATGCCAACTGCACCTAAGTATGCCGAAGAGGCAGAAGCCGACGAATCACAAGAGGTTGTCGCAGAAGAGGAATCTACTGAAACAACTGAGGAGAAAGTCGATTTAAACTCCGCCATTGAAGAAGATGTTAACGCACTTCTATCTGGTGAGGAATTATCCGAAGAGTTTAGAGAAAAGGCAAAGGTAATCTTTGAAGCTTCCATCAATGCGAAGATCACTGATATCGAAAACCAACTAAACGAAGAGTACGCTACTAAGTTAACTGAGGAAGTTGAAACTATTAAAGTTGAACTTACTGAGAGAACAGATGCTTACTTAGAGTACGTCGCCCAAGAATGGTTAGAAGAAAATGCTATCGCAGTCGAGAACGGAATCAAGACTGAGATGACAGAATCATTCATGGAAGGCATGAAAAAGCTTTTTGAAGAACATTATGTAACCCTACCTGAAGATAAATATGATGTCCTAGAAAATATGGTGGACAAACTTGATGAAATGGAAACCAAGCTCAATGAGCAGATAGAAAAGAATGTTTCACTCAACCAAAAACTTGGTGAGTCAACTGCCCAGACTGTCTTTAATAACGTTGCTGAAGGACTTGCAGTATCTCAAAAAGAGAAGCTCCAAAGTCTTGCAGAAAGTGTTGAGTTTGAAAGTGAAGAATCCTATCGTGGAAAGATCGAAACTCTGAAAGAATCTTATTTCGGACAGAAGAAGACAACATCCACAGCGTCCGCTCCTCAAGAACTAAAAGAAGAAGCAGAACACGTTGAGCCAGCTACTGGTGCAATGGCTGCCTATCTTGACGCACTTGGACGAATTAAGTAGGAACTCGTTAATTTTTAAAACAACCTAACAAGACGATGCAACAAAACATCAATTATCAAGCACTCACTGAGAAGTGGGCGCCGCTTCTAGACCACGAAGGTTCAGAAGCTATCAAGGATCAGCATAGACGTAATGTTACTGCTGTACTTCTTGAGAACCAAGAGCAAATGCTCAGAGAAGAGAATGCTTTCCAGTCACTAACTGAGGCATCTCCAACAAACTCCGCTGGAACAGGTGGATTCACAGGTTCAGCTGGAGCAGCAGGCCCTGTTGCTGGTTTCGATCCAGTACTAATCTCATTGATTAGACGTGCAATGCCTAACTTGGTCGCATACGACCTTGCTGGTGTACAACCAATGAGTGGTCCTACAGGACTTATCTTCGCAATGAGATCCAGATTCACTAATCAGAGTGGAACTGAGGCTCTATTCGACGAACCAGATTCAGCATTCTCTGGACAGAACAGTGCTGAGAACCTAACAGCTGGTATGACAGATACTGCTGCTGGTTTCGGTACAACATCACAGAGTGGATCAAACCCAGGCGTTCTTAACCCTGTTGGTTCTGCAACTACATCTGCATATGATGTTGGTCAAGGTATGACAACTGGAAACTCCGAATCTTTAGGAGACGGTGCTTCTAACCATTTCCAAGAGATGGCGTTCAGTATTGAGAAAGTTACTGTGACTGCGAAGTCCAGAGCACTCAAAGCTGAGTACAGTTTAGAATTGGCTCAAGACCTCAAGGCAATCCACGGATTGAACGCTGAGTCTGAGTTGGCAAACATTCTATCAACTGAAATTCTTGCTGAGATAAACAGAGAAGTTATTAGAACTATCTACAAGTCCGCAGAACAAGGTGCTACAATTAACACTGCAACTGCTGGAACATTCGACTTAGACACAGACTCCAACGGAAGATGGTCAGTTGAGAAGTTCAAAGGACTTCTATTCCAGATTGAAAGAGATGCGAACCAAATCGCACAAAGAACTCGTAGAGGAAAGGGTAACGTTGTCCTTTGTTCTGCTGACGTTGCTTCTGCTCTAACAATGGCTGGAATCCTAGATTACACCCCTGCACTTAACGCTAACTTAAACGTTGACGATACTGGTAACACATTTGCTGGTACACTTGCTGGTAAGTACAAAGTTTACATCGATCCTTTCGCTGCAAACAATGACGCTAATCAGTACTACGTTGTTGGTTACAAGGGTACTAACCCTTATGACGCTGGTTTATTCTACTGCCCTTACGTTCCATTACAGATGGTAAGAGCTGTGGGACAAGACACATTCCAACCAAAAATTGGCTTTAAGACTCGTTACGGTATCGTTGCAAACCCATTTGCAGAAGGTAACGTATCTAACCAAGGTCTTGGAAGACTTCTTGCTAACACAAACCGTTACTACAGAAGAGTCAAGGTTACAAACTTAATGTAATTCAGATAATTACAATCTTACAAGAGACCCCAAAAGGGTCTCTTTTTTTGTGCCTATATAATAGACAGTAGATAGTGATCATTATGAATAAACTAAAATGGATCTCTGTTGGTCTTGTTGGCAGTCTCTTCGCTGTGTCACATATCGGAATGATTGGATATATCGCAACTAGAGAAAAAAACAAATTACCAAACGTTAATATACCAGTAGGCCCATACACATCCTATAAAGTAAGTGTACAGGAGGATGGATATGCTATTTCGTATAAAGCAAATGATCCCAAGACAGCATACATTACTAAGGACATCAAAGAGAAGGGTGGTTTCTTAGGACTAGCGAACAACACTACTAAGATTGCAGAAGAATACTTCATGGATGGTCAAACCAATCAAGGTGGTGCAGTATCTAACACTCGTTCATGGTTAGATCAGAAGCCTGGATTGACTCAAGGACAATCAGATGAGATAACTGCCGCACGAAAAAGTGAGGCCTGTATCAAGGCAATCGGAAGTGCAGAAGGTACAGGAAGACTTGTTGGTACTTCAGTTGGTGCAGCTGCTGCTCCTACTCTTAGTACTATTCCCTTTGTTGGTTGGGTCGCTGCTGGTTGGGTGGCTATGTTTGGTGGTAATCAAGGCGCTGATATAGGTGGTAACATGGCAGAAGACATGTCTAAAGACTGCTGATAAATAAAAGTAAAAACCATGACATACACTAATGTCGAGGGGCCAGATCGCTTCTTTGATAGACAAATAAAGAATAGGAACTTTCTGTCTCCAGCTGGATTCAAGTTTGTTCTAACTAAGGCTCCAAAGGTTGATTTTTTTTCAAAGTCTGTTTCTATCCCCAATCTAACTCTGGGTGCAGCAATTCAATCTAACTACCTCAGAGACATCCCAGTTCCTGGCGATAAGTTGCAGTATGGTGATCTTGATATCGACTTCTTTATTGATGAGAATCTAGAGAACTACTTGCAGATAGAAAGATGGATGAGAGCATTAGGTTATCCAGAGTCCCTAGAAGAAGCAATTGACTTAAACCCTGAGAATACTGACCTTCTAGGTGCTGCAAGATCTGACGCTTCTCTGTTAGTTTACAGCAGTAGTTTCAATCCCATTGCAAGGATTACCTTCAAGGATATGTTTCCTGTATCGTTGACACCAGTTCCATTTACTGCTGATGCAACTGATATAAATTATATTGTAGCGACTGCTACTTTCAAATATACTATTTTTAATGTGGAGAGTCTATTAAAGGATGAATCTTGAATTTATACAAGACTTATGGGACAAAGATTCCATAATTGATAATGAATTATTACACAACGAATCAACAAAAATACCCGCCTTACACGCCAAATACTACAGAATTTACAATAACATACTGACTCTAAAAAAATCACAAGAGACACAGTATAAGATAGTAAGAAAAGAAAAGTGGATTTATTATAGTGGCAAGGCATCACCAGAGGTGTATGCAGAAAAACCGTTTGACTATAAGGTTTTAAAAGCAGACTTAGATAAGTATTTTGATGCAGATCCAGATCTTATCAAGTGTACTGCAAAGATAGAATACTACGATATCATGCTTGAGTATCTAGAAAGTATTCTGAAAATTATATCTAATAGAACATACCAAATCAAAAATGCCATTGAGTGGCAACGATTTACCAATGGACTATGAGTGATCTTATCATTGCTAAAAAGAATGAAGTACATCTGACTGTAGATGCACAACCTCATGTGCAACAAGAACTGTCAGACTATTTTACCTTTGATGTTCCAGGCGCTAAGTATATGCCTCAGTATAGGAACAGACATTGGGATGGCAAGATAAGATTGTTTTCTACTGCAACAGGTGAGTTGTATGTAGGACTACTGGATAAGGTTATTGCATGGGCAAGAAAGGCAAGTTATAGTGTAGAATTTATTAATAATGAAACATATGGCACACCTTTTGAAGAGAATGATGAGATATCACTAGAAGGTGTAAAGGATTATATGACTGCAATTTCTAGTTTCAAACCTAGAGACTATCAGATAGATGGGGTATATGATGCACTGAGATTCAATAGAAGATTAATTATATCTCCAACAGGATCAGGCAAATCTCTGATGATATATGCCGTTGCGAGATATCATGTAGGAAGAAAGAGGAGAATATTACTAGTAGTTCCAACTACATCTCTTGTAGAACAGATGTATAAAGACTTTACTGATTATGGTTGGGATGTAGAAAAGCATTGTCATAGGGTATATGCTGGTAGAAATAAAAATGCACAACAACGTGTAACTATATCTACATGGCAGTCCATTTATACTATGGACAAGACATTTTTTGCTCAGTTTGATGTCATCATAGGAGATGAAGCACATCAATTCAAGTCCAAATCTCTTATCACTATCATGTCTAAGATGAGAGATACCAAGTATAGATATGGATTTACTGGAACTCTAAGTGGATCACAGACTCACAAGTGGGTGTTAGAAGGACTATTCGGTCCTTCATACAAGGTTACAGATACATCGGATCTACAAACTAAAGGACAACTAGCAAAGTTAGATATCAGAATTATTCTTATCAAACACCCTGCAATACCTTTTGATGACTATAGGGAAGAGATGAACTACATCATAGAACACGATAAGAGAAATGCTTTCATAAAAAATCTGGCACTGAGTTTAAGTGGTAATACTCTAGTTCTATACAGTAGGGTAGAAGCTCATGGTGAACCACTATATAATTTAATTAATGATAGTGTTGAGAGTGGGAGAAAAGTTTTTTATGTACATGGTGGTGTAGATGGTGAAGAACGTGAAGAGGTTAGGTCTATTGTGGATAGAGAATCAAACGCAATCATTGTGGCCTCTTATGGTACATTCTCTACAGGAATTAACATTAAGAACTTACATAACGTCATCTTTGCATCTCCTAGCAAAAGTAGAATACGCAATTTACAGAGTATTGGTAGGGTCTTGCGTAAAGGTAAAAATAAAACTAAAGCCGTCTTATATGATATCGCAGATGACATTTCTGTCAAAAGTAAAAAGAATTATACATTGAATCATTTAGTTGAACGTGTTAAAATATATAATGAAGAGAAGTTTAATTATGAAATTGAGAAGGTATTTTTAAAATGAAAGTCTTGGGTATATACGGATCTATTGGTTTTGATGGATCAGCTAGAGAATCTTATATACATGATGCTGGTGCGACTCTGTTCGTAAATGGCGAACATGTATGTAGCATACAAGAAGAAAGACTCAGTAGACTTAAGTATGATGGTAGATATCCAGAAAAATCAATCGACTATGTTCTAGATAACTTGTCGAAAGAAGAGATTGACTTAGTTATATTTGTAGATATTGGATTAGAAGGTTGGGTGAAGAAACATCTTTCACAGGGTAAACCTCATAAATTTTTACAAGAGGTCTTTCCAAATGCAGACATAGGATATATCTCTCATCATCAAGCACATGCCTATTCTTCTATCTTTACTCAACCAGCAAACGAGGGTGTTTGTATTGTAATTGATGGAGGAGGGTGTCACAACTGGACTAATAAAGTATCTCTTGGGTTAGAGACAGGTTCTCTAGTGTATTTCAATAAGAGAAAGGGAGTGTTTAGATACATTCCTTTCAATGCTCAATGGGGATTACTACACCAAACATGGTCACACTACATCTATTGTAAGAAAGCTAAGAAGAAAATAGAGTATAATGATCCACTACATCACTGTGCCATGAGCGGTAAGATCATGGGTCTTGCTGCGTATGGATCTAAAAAACATAATACAAAACTATATGAATTTGGACAATACTTCCCCCAGTGTGAGTTTAGTATGAGAGATCCAGATCCTTATCCACTGACTCCAGAAGAGAAAGCTCAGTTATTGCAATACAATTTTGAGGAATCCCTAATAGAACTAATCGAAAGATTTGATGAAGATTATTTGGAACCTGTTGTTTGCTTGACTGGCGGTACTTTTCTTAATATCAATGTTAACACAAAGATAGTACAGAAATTTAAGCACAGAAAGTTTCACATCACACCTTTTGTGAGTGACTGTGGTTTGTCATACGGAGCGGCTGCTTTTGGTTCATCATTATGGAATGATGTTCAAGTTCCTTCTGACCTAGCATTTCTAGGTAGAAGATATCTTACACCACCACAAATCAGAGAAGAGAATCTAGATCTAAAGAAGGTTGCACAATACTTGGAGGATGGAAAAATAGTCGCATGGTATAGAGGTAGGTCTGAGTTTGGGCCTCGTGCATTGGGTAATAGATCTATTTTGATGTCACCTAAATATAAAGAGAACAAGGATATTTTAAACGAGAAGGTTAAACATAGAGAAGAGTGGAGACCTTTTGCTGGGGTCATACTTAAGGACCATCTAAAAGATTATTTTGAGGAGAACATTGATAGTCCATACATGTTGTATTCTCAGACGGTTAAGAAAGATAAGAGAGATAAGATACCAGCCATTACCCATGTAGATAATACATGTAGAATACAGACAGTGGATCATGGATTTTTATCCTTACTACTCGAAGAGTATTATAAGATCAGTGGAGTTCCTGTATTATTGAATACCTCTTTCAATGATAGTGGTGAACCAATAGTAGAAACCCCACAAGAAGCTATTGATGCTTTCCTAAATATGAATATAGACTATCTGGTTATGAACAACACAATCATAGGAAAATAGATGGAAGAAGATTTCTACGCATCCCTAAAACTAGTCTCAGGAGAGGAGATCTTCGGTGAAGTTTTGCCTTCCGAGGAAAATGGTCGCACGGTTCTGATTGTGAGTGATCCTGTAGAAATAGAAACAGTCAGTATGGATGGGAGACACGAAGGTCTCCGCATGATGCCTTGGTTGAGAAGTATGCCAAGTGAGAATATTGTAATTATTCCTATGGATAGAGTTATAACTGTCGTCGAGGCCCGCGAGGATTCTGAGGTCGTCAAGTATTATCAGAAATTTATATTTTCAAACTTAAAAGATACATGTTCAGAGAAGATAAAGGTCACAAAGAAGATGGGATATGTAATTTCAGTCGCTGAGGCCAGAGAGAATCTTGAGAAGCTTTATAAGAAAGGCGAAGCTACATAGCATTCCCTTGAACTCTGACAGAGTTATTGTACATCAATTTACAACACTTGTCAAGTCCCCAACTTTATGTTAGACTATATTCATAACAAAGGACAGTATAATGCCCGCAAAAGGTAAGACTAGAAAGAGATCTGAACATTACGTTAACAATAAAGAATTCCTTTATGCTATCGTACAATACAAGGCTGATGTAAAGGCAGCGGAGGAAAAAGGTGATCCGAAACCACGCATCACTAATTACCTTGGAGAGTGCTTTGTAAAGATTGCAACGCACCTTTCATATAAACCAAACTTTGTAAACTACATGTTCCGTGAGGACATGATATCTGATGGTATAGAGAATTGTGTCCAGTACATACATAACTTCAATCCAGAGAAATCTACGAATCCTTTTGCGTACTTCACTCAAATCATACACTATGCTTTCCTCAGACGTATACAGAAAGAGAAAAAACAAATGGAGATC